AGAAAGAGGTTGCTGTAACAGGCAAAATCGAAGGCGTGGAATTCAAAGGCAAGATTGACTGTCTCAATGTTGAAAAAGGGTATTTCGTGGATATTAAGACCACGAAATCTGACATTGACAGCATGGTCTGGATTCAGGATGAAGCAAGCGGACGAAATATTCAGGTCCGCTGGTTCGAAGCTTGGGGGTATGTCCTTCAGATGGCGGCTTACAAGAAGATGCTAGAAGAGAAGTACGGCAAAGAGTTCACCCCTATTATATACGCAGTGACAAAAGAGCCGACTCCCGACACAAGAGCCATCGTTTTTCAAACTCAGGAAAAGCTTGGCTATGAGCTGACAGAGTTGTCTATGATCATCCAGCGCCTTGACAAGGTTAAAAAAGGCGAGGAGAAAGCAAAGCCATGCGGCCATTGTGAATACTGCAAAACGAAAGCTTTGAGCCAGCGTGTAGAGGTGATTTGATGAGTAAACAAGTAAAAGACATACTGGCAACCCATGACACAGGCTGCCCACATGGTATTACATTCGCTATACATCAAGATAAAGATGAGTGTATTGCTTTGTTTGGTCGTTCTGGTTGGCCTGGACTCAAACCTCGATTTATTCGTTGGAATGAAAGTGTTGAAAACAGAACAATGTATCACACAGAAGAAGAGTTACAGGATGCGTATGTTGATAAAGTCAAAGTAGTTGAGGAAGATTTTATCATAATTGAATTGTTGCCATTTTAAGAGGGAAAAATAACCCAAAACCAACTATTTCCAAAATGGAAACAACTCAAAAATCAACAAGCCGTGTATTCTTGTAAAACTGCGAACTAGAAAGCGTCAATCGGTCATGTGACCTGGACGAGCGACTGCCCGTATTTAGCCAAACTCACACAAAGGCAGTCGCATTTTTTGAAATGAAATGAATGAAATCAAAGAAAAAGCTCTGGCCAAGTTGCTAGAGGAATTAAATAAACCACATGATCTTGCACTTGACCGCATTCATAACTGGATTTGTGACCAAGAAGATGAAGAGTTATTCCAGGGCATCCTAAAAGAGCGATACTCTCTGAACTGCGCTCTGAAGTATGCGAAAGAAAAAGCTCGCAAATTTGCTGAAGATGGAGTGGCTTGCATCGATGATAATACTGTTTTTGGATGGGTTCGAGAATATTTTATCTCAAATTCAAAAGTATCCAACATCGAACAGGTACCCGTTGAGCCAGTCAAAAAGAATAAGGCAGACAAACCAAAAAATTCTCAAGAAGAAAAGGTCGACTTGGCCAAAATCAGGAAAGGCGCAAGGCCGGATGATGAAATCATCAAGAAACCTAAAACCAAGAAGGAGAAAGGAGTAGTTGAAGGCCAACTGGACCTTTTTGAAGAACTAGCATGAGCAAGATTAACGAACAATGCAAGCGAGAAGCTGAAAGACGATTGAAACCACCTGCAGATTTTTGGAGATGGTGCTACTCGCAAATCACAACGTACAAATGGAGCAATAAGGACAAGACCATAATCGCTTCAGATTTGAAGCTTGGCCATTGTATCGAAAAACGACTTACAAAATCGTCACGTCTCACTTTTTATGATAAGACCTACTTCTTCTCTATCATTCTCAGCACCGCGAAACGCATCGAGATCCAATCTTATGAATTTAGATCGAAGCTGGTCGAAGGAAAACAATTTATTGATTGGCATTTTACGAATTTAGAGCGATTTGAAAATGACAAGCACACAAAAATTGGCCAAGATTACAACGGGCAATGCTATCCGTATCTATTCGCTAATTTTTTTAGTGGTGGTTTTTACACAGGAAATATTTTTTATCCAAACAATTGGGAAAAGAGACTTCAAAAAGTATCCGAACTCAAATATTTGGAATTCGATAATATCTATTTTTGGGAAATTGAACGACTTTACAAATATAAGTTTGAAATCGAGTTCGCTCAAAAGATTCATGCTTACAGGTTGGCCAACGAAATCATGTTTCCGAATTATAGAATCGGATTTACAAGAACCGTAGATATGCGGACTTTGAACCGCAGATGGCTTCAGAAGAATAAACAATTTTTCAAGAATTCAAATCGCAGCTTTAGCGAATTTGAGTTGAGCCGTCGATTAAAAGAACGGAATGGGCAGCTAGTACCTGGTATCGAGTCTTATCTGACTTACCACGATATCAAGCACATACCAAAAGGTGTAGGGATCAATAAGTTTCAGAATTGGGTTATCAAGAATAGTATTGAATTCAATGAATATCTTGATTACCTCAAAATGTTAAGAGAAATGGGTATTGAGCCTGAAGGCGATGCTATGCTTGTGCCAAAGGATTTCACGGCCATGCATAATCACACAGTCGGATTATACAATCAATTTGTTGAAGAAAGACGCAAACTGGAAGATAAGAAGAAACGCAAGCAGCTTGAATCTGAGTTTAAACTTAGAGAAGGAATGGATAAGACAATCAATGGATACGTATTCCATGTCCCTAGAAAAGTGGCTGAGCTGATCTATGAGGGCAAGAAGCTACATCACTGCGTAAGCTCATACACAGATAAGCATTTTAAAGGGAATACCTTAATAGTGTTTGTCCGCCTGTCAAATCAACCTAAAAAACCTCTTTACACACTCGAAGTAAGGCAGGGTAAGATAGTTCAGTTTCGTGGGAAGTATAACCAAGATGTCCCAACCGATGTCTGGGACATAGCCAAAGAATGGATGAAGCAAACGAAATTAGTGCCAAAAGCAGCATAAAGGAGAAAAACAAATGCTAAATAAAATCGATATACCAGGAACAACTATCACACTCGAAATCGTAGATAAGACTATCACGATTACAAATAAAATTGAATATGATATGCAGATGCATTTCAGAAATGCGGACGCAGATACCTCTCTGGATACAAATGGCGACGTATTCGAGCCACTATACTGGTTGGATATTAAAGCTATACCGAAGAAGCCGACAGAATACCATTCGAGCTTAGGAGTCAAGGCAGAAAAACGCAATCTAACCGAGCTTCAGAAATTCTTTGAGTTCATAGAAAACAACAAGCGCAATCTATTCGACCTTTGTGGAATCAAGGGAGAGCTACAATGAAAAATCTGACTTTATCGTTAGACATTTCAACTACTGCGACAGGCTGGGCCTTATTTGAAGGCTCTATCCTTGTCGAGAGTGGTGTCTTAAAACATAAAAGTAAGTCATTCTTTGAGCGTGGTCGGTTCATGGCTAGCGAACTGCGAGCGATTCAATCGAGAGCGCTCCAGAAGTACGACTGCCATTTTGAATCGATTGTGGTCGAGAAAAACTCAGTCATGGGACCAAATCAGCAGTCTATGATCAGCATCGGAATTGTGACAGGGATTATTCTTGGACGGTTAGTCGCTGACAATGTGTATTTTGTGAATGTTTCGACTTGGCGCAAGTATTGGAAGTTCAGCTATAAAGACCGAAGCAAGAAATCAATGAAGTTGCAGGCAGTTGCTAAAGTGGCCGAGAACTTCGACCTGAACGTTAAAGACGATGAGGCTGATGCTGTTCTGATTGGTTCGTATTTTGTAAACTATGGTCAAGAATTCGGAAATCTGGAAAGCCATAAGATAAGTTGAGGAGGTGGAGTGATGAGAGTGTTCATGGAGTTCGTTGACGACGAAGAAAAGCTGGCGGTGGAGAAACTCAATGAATATATTGAAAAAGCCAAAATAGCAACAAGTGGCAAGGCGAAAATAAACATTATAGGTTACCAAGTTGCACGTTACGAACAAATAAACAAAGAAAGAACTTACATTCTTGTCGAGGAGGTCATAGATTGAAACGAAGAAAAAGCATATCTAAAGCCACTCGGCAGAAGGTTTTAGATAAATACGGTGGTCACTGTGCTTACTGTGGCAAGATTTTGGATTTGAAAACTTTGAGAGTGGATCATTTGCATCCTCACTATCGAGGCGGAGAGGATAGTTTTGAAAACTATATGCCTGCTTGCTATCAATGCAATTTCTACAAATCTACTTTTCTGTTAGATGAATTCAGGGAGCAGATGTCTACCTTGCACGAAAGAATCACCAAGCCATTCATAGCAAGGCTTGGGTTAGATTATGGAATCATTAAAATTGAACCCTTCAACGGAAAATTTTATTTTGAGGAGGTGGAGTGATGGAATTTTTACTAACAAGCACAAGCGGGGGAGTTGAAAATAAAATTCCTAACACCACAATTAAAAAATACACAAAAAGAGAAGTTAGAACCTGTTCGACATTTGAAGAATTTGATAAGCGATTTTCTAGGAGAGAAGGCACTTGGCTTTCTAAAGGAGTTAATCATAAAACATCTAAAGGTCGAATACAAAGAGAATTCCCGAACGGGGCAGAGGGGCATTTTATCGAAATCAATTCGATAGAGGAGTTACTAGAATTTCAGAGAGAAGTGAGAAGCGAGCTGGTAATTACTTCTGCAATTGATAATGAGTCAATTCCAGCTATTGAAATTTATAACGATTATAGGGAGTAAACATGAAACGATTTATAGTGTTATGGATTGTATTATCCGCTGGATTGAATGTCTGGCAGAGTATTCACATAAAAAAACTAGAAGAAAAGCGCCCGATGATCGTCTATAAAGCTGACAATCAAGGCGCAGAAATCAAAGGCAGAGTCGTCCACAAGGAGAAGATTGGAGACCTGCATACAATCACTATTAAAAATTATGGCATTTTCGTAGTTACTAAAACAAACTATGAGTCATTGAGGATTGGAGACGAGGTGAGATTATGACACCAAAATTTAGAGCGTATGATGGCGGCTCATTAAATCGTATGTATCAACCGGACGAAGTGATGGTTGGAAATGGCGATATCTGGATTATTGATGAGGACTCTGTTGCTGGTGAATGGATTGTGAACAATGACCTTAACCTCATGCAATCAACTGGCATCAGAGATATAACTAATCAAGAAATCTTTGAAGGTGACGTTGTTAAAACCACTAGATTTGTTGGAAGAGCTGACGAAGTGGGCGGTTTTTATGAGTATGACAAGGAATTTATAGGGATTGTTAAGCAGCTTGAGGGTTCTTGGGTAATTGATACGGGCAGTGACGCAGTATGTTTATGGACTGAAATTGAAGAAAATGAAATCATCGGCAATATCTATGAAAATCCAGAGCTTTTGGAGGACGTAAATGAAACCTTGTAAATATCCATATTCAGGAAGAAGAAAAAAGCAAGAAACACCGTCGCCATTATTTTCTGCACGACCAATTTTAAACGAAGTTCCAATTGTAGAAGAGGTCAAAGTTGATTTCGGAGTTGAAGCTAATTTTGGGCGTTCATATCCAGAAATGGTAATACATTTAGATATTTCTGGATACGGAAATAGAGTGCATTCAGTACATCGCTTTCCTGGCATCTTCCTTACTGTTGGTGAATCAATCCAACTAAAGATACTCTTTTATAAAAGGGTTAGAAATTTGACCGCAGATCGTTTTTTGACCTTTAGAGAATCTGATTGGAAGTTTCTTATCAGCGATCTGGTCAGCGAATTTGTGCATTAGAAAGTTAACGAGGAGAACAAGAATGAAGCCTAAAAAATATCCGTACACAGGGAGCAAAATAAAGAAAGTGACTACAACAGGAATAGGAGCTCGAGAGCTTGTGGTTTTTCCTAAC